AAAACGTTGAGACAAATTGACGATGAGATTACTGAGCGCCGTCGCCAGCGGCATCAGGTCGCCCCCGGCCAGCGGTCTCCGTCACGAGGTCATCCATTTTGCTTGCGCTGCTGGACAGCAGCTCAAGGTCTTCAGGGTGGAAGCTGTATAGCTGCTTAAGCGACAGCGGACCGGGGATTTCACCCACCCACAGGATTTGCTTACGCAGCAGTGCCAGCCCCATCAGCACCTCAGAGCAATAAGCTACCGCCTTGCCGTTCTCCCCGATGACCACGCGCTCCGCTTCCAGTTGGGCGTCGATCACGTCTTTTGAGGTCAGTTCACGGAAGGTGACTTCTTTGTAGCGGATCTCATCGTCAGTACCTTTACCGGCGATGTAACCGTGCTTTAAAGTGATTTTCATCTCAGCCATGATTTACACCTTCACCAGTTTTTCGCCGATGAAGTTGGCGCTGATAGTGCCAGCATCTTCATCCAGCGTGGCCGGTTCGGCAGTCGCTGCGCCGGTCATCATGTAAGTCAGGCCGTTATCGCCCTCAAACATGATGGTCACCTTCTCCCAGCTACTGATTTCGATAACGTCCATATCCTCCGCCGCAGCGATGGTCATCTGGATCGAGGGCCCCGCCATTTTGCCCGCCAGCCCCCAGACCTTACCGGCACCCATATGCTGGGTGCGTGTTTTACCGCCCGGATTAAGGGTAGATTTACCCGTGCTTTTGATTTCACGGCCGTTAGCGCGAATGGCCGCCATACCCAGAATGCTCATAAAGGCTCCTTAAAGTTTGTACTGGACGAGACCGGCCAGCACACGCAGCTGATTAACCAGGTTCGGGTGGCAGATGAAGTTCAGGCGGTTTTTGTCGGCGCCATCAAGATAGACATCCAGCGTGTCTTTGTAGTCGTCGAAGTCCTCAACCAGACCCGCCGGGATCAGCTCAGTCAGCGCGATATCCAGCAGCTCGGCGCGGGCAATCTTGGGTGTCATCACCGGCTGGCCCGGATCAAGCAAGTCGAGCACATCGTCACCGGCCAGCTTGTGACGCGGGTAGCGGTTGGTGAAGCGGTTTTTGATGACGTAGCGGATACGCCCCAGCGTCGCCGGTGACTGCACATCGAGGTACGAGGTATCGGTATCGCCGTACTGGTTGACGCGGTACATCGTGATTTCACGCTCGATGCAGACGTTGTCGCTGGCGTCAACGTAATGGGTGGCGATGCCGTCATGCAGCAGCAGGTTTCGCTCCGGCATATCCCAGCGCACCGTTTTGACCGGCGGCAGGATGCCCGGCAGCACCAGCGTCTGCAGCGGACGGGCCGGGTCGTTGGCCAGATAGTAGGACGCTATGCCGCCGTAGGATGACGCCCACAGCCAGTGCGGTTGAGGCGCGATGTTGGTCCCGATGCAGGAAATCAGCCAGTCATTGCGGGTTTCACCAAAGGTGCCGCTTTCGGCATGGGTGCCCCGGAACGCCGTCCAGAGCTGCGCCTCAATCATCTTGAGCGGTCCCCAGCGTTCGAGCAGCTCATCCCGGATAGTGTTCAGGCTCTGCGTGTCGTTGTACGGGAACACGATATCGGTGTACCAGTCATCGCCCAGCGCCGCGACGACAGCCGCAATATCCGGGGTACCGGTGCCGCCGGTGAACGCAGTCACAGCCACGGCAACGCCTGCTGGTGTCTGCTCGCCGGTGTAGTAGTTGAGACGGACGTCCATCGCATTGCCGGTCGCGCCTTGCCAGTTGGTAGTCAGGGTGACTGACGTTGTTGATGCGGCTTTCAGCGCGGCGATAACCTGCGTGTCCGGGAGTTTATTGACGGCGGTGATGATGGAGGCTGCGATGGTGTCCGCTGTCGCTTCAGCGCTGACGCCGACCTGCACCGAGTTACCGTTAACCAGCAGGGCCAGCGTACCTGCAGCGGTGGCCGGGCCGGTGATGGCCAGCTCTGCTTTTGCGGCGGCACCGGCGGCGATATCAGCCAGGCCCATCGCCCACACTTCGGTATAGCTGTTGGCCTTACGCAGGGTTTTGAGCATCCCGGCCAACATGGAGCCTTTGCCGTATAGCTGGTCAGCGGTGCCGTCGCTGGTGATACGGTTTTGCGTCAGAACGGCAGCGGTGCCGGTCGCACTCTGCTGGCCGATGACGATAATTTTCCGCGACTGCGCCGGGGCGCTGTCGAGCGCCTGAGAATTATCAATATCGATGTACACCAGCGGAACGCGGATATCAGCAGGAATATTACCCAGTGACGACATATCACTTCTCCTTTACGGTTCGGGTCTGGCGGACTTCTGCCAGTTCGGTTACGGCTTCCGCCGGTTCAGTTACGGATTCCGCCTTAATACCGGCGATAACAACATCACCTTCGGCTTCGCGACGCCGCCACCACGCACTTACAGGCAGCTCTTCCCCTTCGGGATTCAGGCGCTGGCCATCGGCTTTACGCACCTGCAGTCCCGCGCGGGCGGGCTTAATATGTTTTTTCATCGTTACGGCTCTCTTACGTTAATAACGCCTTTAATGGGGTCGGTGTCGTCGCTGACCTGAAGCGTTGCCCCCAGTCGCAGGAAGTCCGGGAGGGTAGCCAGGTCGATTTCATCATCCAGGCGGAATTCCTGTTCCCACGTCACGGCCCACATGGTCAGGCCCAGATCGTTAAGCCCGCCGGAATAGATGTTGTCGGCGCTGACGTAGGTGGCCAGACGTTCGGCCTTCATGCCGTTAGCGGCTCCACGCTGGACAATACGGCGCACCAGCTTTCCGACCAGCACCTCGCAGCGGGTATCGCGCGTATAGCCCCAGGCATCGGTGGCCATGATGTAAGCCGCCCATGTGATATCGCCAACGGTACCGCCAGCCTGAGCACGGATATTGCGCACGCGGAGTGCGGCCAGACGGATGCAGCCATCACGATCCGTCAGGTAGGTTTTGACTTCTGCCGGGGTGCTGAACTGACCGATATGGCGCTCGATAACGCTGACGCGGTCAGGCTTGTTTTGCTGAGGTTCGTTCAACAGCTCCGGCTTCAGCCACGCCACGATGTTCTCAGCAGCGGAGACCGTGGAGCCGGTGGTCAGCAGGGACGGACGTTCATTACTCACGGTAATACCTCTTTCCAGAAGTCTCCGATGACGTGCATCAGCTCATCGTCGTTTGCGGTGGACAGCCCGAGGTACTCGCGCTGTGGAATATCCATCATGCGATTATGGGAACCGATGGTCTGCCAGACCGGATGCTTCAGCGCCCGGCCAAACGCCTGATGAATGAGACGCTTGTGGGCGCTGACCGGGACGCTACCTGCAAAACCGTCCTGGTGAACGCCGCTGTAGCTGAGTGGTGAACCCACGCGAACGCGGCCACGCTCGACGATGTACTGGATGCTGTCGAGCAGATCGCCGTTGCCCTGCAGCAGGCTCTGATTGCCGCTGCGGGTCTTACGGTAACCCTCAGACCATTCCTTCCAGCGTTCGCCCGCCGGTGAGGTTTTCTCGTCGCTGATGCGGCGGCGGGTCTGCGATTCCACAACAGCCCCGATGCTCTCCAGCAGCTCCTGCTGCAGCGAACTGTCGGAGAGCTTCTCGATGGCCATGCGCATCTGCTGCAGCTTCTCAGCGCCGATAACCTCAACGGCGATACCCATCACAGCACCCCTTTAAGGTTGTTACGGGTGAAAAGGCGTTTGTTATCGGAGACAACAATTATCCTGCCATTATCGGTCTCCGGGGCAGGCGTGTCGGTCGGCAGGCCGAGGTCACGGGTGCCGTTCGCCATCTCTTTCAGGGTCTGGATAGCGCTGTCGTAGCGTTTCTGAATCAGGTCAGTGATCTGATTATCACGCTCGGACAGCCAGTAAATAGCGATGGATACAGCTACCCGGTGTAGTGGGCGCGGAACGGTGGTGATGTTCAGCGGCAGCTGATAGCGCTTTGACAGAAACGAGTTGATCTCCGCGTCGGCATCCTCGATGGCCGTGGCTATCTTCGTCTCATCAAGCTGGTTAGTCGCTTTGTCGATGGCCATAGTCCAGACCAGCGACCCGTCCGCAGCCAGCAGGTCATCACGGGTAACGTAAATTCCCATCAGTCTTTCTCCGCCACCTGCAGAACCGGCACTACCGCCACCACAAGATGAGGCTCAGCCTTGAGGCGTTCGGCGGTTTCGTGGCTGATGAAGCTTTCCACTACTACATCACCCTCCAGCGCGTTCGCCTGGTTATCGCCATCGGGATCGTCGCTGACAAACACATGCACCGGCTCGCGCGGCCAGAAGCGGCCACAGCGGAAGAACCCACGCTCAGACCGGGCGCGAACCTCCAGCACCACAACATCATCGGTAGCAGGATTGGGTGTAATGCTCATGCTGAGAGGCGATGAATCAGCACCTGAAGCCAGTCCTTCTGCAGTTAGCGCAGACCGCATTTCGCCCTGAATGGTATTCAGATATTTTGTCTGTAGCTGGGTTGCTACGATAAGATTCTCACTCCCCCCACCGGCGGCTAGACCTTCAGGCGTCAGCGATTCATCGACGTCACCCAGGGTTACACTGATGGGGGACGCACCCACCGCAACGTAATGCCCCGGCAGTGTGACTGACCGTTCAACTCCCGGCAGGTCAGATGCATTAGCCTGTGCCACTTCCTGCGCTGAAACCTTGCCAGCGCGACCTTTAGTGCTTTGCTTACCCGCTGTTTTTTCTTTCGTTCCACTCACTGTTCCATCCTCTTTAAAGGTGGGTCACAGCGGGTTTAAAGCCCGCTGTAACGGTATTAAAACGGAGACTGACTATTACGCCGGGGTGGTGATGAACGGGCTGTCGACGATTTCCACATCCTTGTAATAGATGTTGGAATTACCGCCATCGACCAGCATCGCGTCGATGATCTTCTTCGCGGCTGCGCGGTTGTTCGGACCGACGACCAGCGTGGTCGGGCGGATACCCAGCGGATTACCGGAATCACGCTTCATCCCCTGCAGAACCTTCACCGCCGCCTCATAGTTGGCGACAGTCAGCGGTGCGCGGGACCCGCAGGCGGTTTGCCAGAAGCCAAAACCGACGTTGCAGCGGCCATCCACGCCATACAGGAACTCATTGTTCTTGAAGGTGTGGTCATTGCTGAGGTCATCCAGTGCCTGGAAATTGAAGGGACGGCGGTTCTGATAAAGGATCGGCTTGAGTACCTGGCTCTCATCAATCAGGAACCACGGCTCGCCGGTGTCGGTCGCAATATTGCCGACAACGTTGCTGTAGGTGCCGCCTGCCATCGGATGATCAGTATCAAAGAAGTTCTGGCCGTCAAAGCACAGGGTTGTGAAACCGGCAACCAGCAGCGGGAAGCTCAACGTGTCCGGGAACTCGGCGACCTGCTGACCGAATGCCTGCGCAATCACGCTGTACTGACCAATCTGGTCGTCTTCGATATTTTCACGCTTGACCCTGATCGAGTTTTCCCAGGTCTTGTTGGCGATGGTGTAGCCGTACTGAGACAACTGCGCGAACTGGCGGGCGCTGACCCACTCTTTGATGGTCGGCAGGTCCGAGAGCCAGCCATACGTATTGGACGCAGAGCCGCTCGGCACTTCAGTAGCGATGCGCAGGTACTGCGACTTGACGCCCGCAAGACCTTTAGTAAAGGCGGCGCTCAGGGACGTGGAGAGCGCGTGCAGAATTTCAGCTGACGGTGCTGGCATTGTTATTGCTCCTGTTTCGGTTTAGCGGCGAGAAACTCTTCCGGCGAAATACCCATGCTGCGGCACATAGCCAGCTCAGTTTCGTTAAGCGTGGTCTGCTGGCCGTTGTTCTCTTTGCCTTTGGACGGGTCCAGATTAACCAGTGGCTGCGCAGTTTTTACGAACGCTTCAAACTTCTGGCGACCATCTTCAGTGCGGCAAAGGGCCAGATACATATCGCGGTTAGCGGGCGCGACTTTCCCAGCGGTCACGGCATCATCAACCAGCGCGGTAGCCGTTTTCTCATCCAGCGTCTTCAGGCGTTCCTCTGCTGTCTGAGCGCGGTTCAGCGCCAACTGGTAGGTCTCCTGCGGAATAAATTTCGACAGGTCCGGGTTTTGAGCACGGTTCAGCGCAAGCGATTCACTGTTTTTGATGGTCTGGATCGCTGATACGGCATCGTCAACCGACGCGGTCTCAGCCAGACCCAGTGCCGTGGCAATCTGCACAGGTACAGTCATGGTGTTCTCCGAGTTAAGTGCGGGTAAATACAGGTTGGGTTTGTTGGTCAGGCCAGCGCTGGACAGATGCGAGACCTGACCGGTAGGGAAATGACGGAAAGCCGGGCTGTAATAGCGGTACTTCTTACCGCGAACGAGCGCTTCGCCGTCAGGCGTCCACTCGATATGACCATCAATGCTGCCGTCAGCGTTGACGCGCATGGCATCAATCCAGGCATAGGCCGGAGCTTCTTCACCTTTAGGGCCAAGCAGTTCGGTGGAATGCTCGGCATCAAACGGCAACGTCGGGTAACGAAAGGACGTGGCAATGAAGGCCTGCGGATTGTCGTTTACCCAGGAACGGCCATCCCGGCCAGTGAATGTGCCCGCAGGGATCATCGGCAACCATTCCGGCAGCGGCATGCTGGCATCTGACAGGTCGGGAAGCTCGAAGCACAGGGCCAGAAATTCGAGTTGTGTTGCAGGCTTTGACATGGTGCTGTCCGTCGTTAAAGGTAACTGACGGACAGTGTCGGAGAAAAACGAGAGGAAACCGGATTTACCGGCTTCCATGCTTATAAAGAGGATGTTCGGGAAACGTAGCGGGGAACCGCGTTCAAACCCCGTTCAAAAACGCCGTGGCGCGTTTAAGTATTTTTCAGAGAATCATCGTACCACGAATGCCGGTAAAGTCCCTGAGCGCGTTTGAGGTGGATTACCGTCTCGTTTAATTATCACTGTCGAAGGCGCTTTGCTTCGCGGCCAGCTGGCGCTCCAGCTCAGCCTGTCGGCGCGTGCCCGGATTGTAGTCCCAGCCCGGATCAATCCCCTCCGGCACCATCTCTTCTTCGCCGGTGCGCTTGTTAACCCACTTCACCCGTTTGACTGGCGGGGCTTCGGTACGGACCGGTACAGTCTGTCGGATAACGTGACCGGTAGGCTGGCCGTTGTCGTCGAGCTGCTGCACGTTGCGCGGGACGCCATTTTTCTGCAGTTGATCGTACTCGTATTTACTGACCTGGCGGACCCCGCATTTACAGCCCCAGCCGTTGGGGAAGAAATGGGTCAGCCAGAACGGGTCATCCACCGGCAGGCAAAGGTTCGCCCATTTCAGGTGCTCGGCGCGGTGCTCGCGTGACGGGCCCAACGTATAGAGAAGATACGGCATCGCGCGCTTTGTACGCTGGATACGGTCCCACTGACCTGCGCTGCGGGCGGTGCGCATGTTGGTATCGTAGATGGTACGCAAACGACGATCGCTGCCGAGCTGCACCGGCTTTGTCTCACCTGTCAGCGGATCATCCATCATTTGCTGACCCCACCATCCCCGTTTCACCAGCAGGGGCTTCAGCACCTCCCGGAACTCGGCGAACGACTGGCCGCTGGCCATTGCCTCATCAACCAGCGCTTTGACGTCAGAGAGCAGGTCGAGATGCGTCATCTTCGCCACGGTGAAACCGATGCTGTGCTCCTGCTTCCACACATCACGGTAATCGAAGCCCGGCGTCAGCTTTTTCGACTTCAGCCAGGCCAGCGCCTCTTTGGGGATAATATCGGGAGCCTTAGCCATCGTTCGCATCTCCCAGTGTCCGCGCCTTAAAGCTCAGCATCGCCAGCTGCTCGACGAATGCGGCAGGCTCCAGCGTCTTCTGCAGGTCCGGCAGACGCGCCAGAAACTCCTCAAAACTCCCGGCGTCTTTCGCCAGCTGCAGTACCGGACTGGTGAAGGCGTCGCCGGTCTGTTCCCAGTCCTTCATTGCCTCGCTGGCCATCACGTCAATCTCATCGTCCTGCGAACGGTTAAGCGCAAGCTGTGCACGGTTGAGTGCCGGTGCCGGGCTGAAGGCGGAAAAGCTGTTAGAGGGTGAGAGAACCGCCGCGCCGTTCTCCGGCTCAGCCAGACCGAACTTGTCCCGGACCTCAGATTCCTGCACCCGCAGACCACGATCAACCAGGGGAATTAGCGCATCGACAAAGGCTTTTAGGTCCTCCGGCTCGCTGATGGACAGCTTCACTCGCGGGTACTTTTCCTGCGGCCCGTAGTTGAACTGGATGAACGGACGCACCAGAAACTCATTGAGGGTGTTCTCCAACTGACGGGCATCCCAGCGGGCAATATCCATGCGCACCCGGTCATGCACGTCGGCCTGAGACCGCGAACTGCCGTCATCAGTGGTCATGGTCTGACCAAGCACCGCCTTGCTGGTCTGGGCGTCGCACCATTCGGCCATCTCTTTGAAGAGTGCGCCGCCATTGTTGCGGCTGGCGGTTTCCTGCATATCCAACTGCATGCTCTGCGGGATGGCGCACCCGGCATCAGAGGCGATGGAGGCAATAGCATCGATGAGGGTCTTAATCTGCTCATCGGTGGCATTATTCCCGTACTTACCGACGACGATGGGTATGCCAAACTTCTCGGCAAACGCCCACCAGTCACGGACAGTAAAGGACTTGAGCATATACATCACCGCGACCAGACGGGCCAGACCATTGCGTAGCGGCAGGCCGGACTTGAGGCGGGGGAAGTGAATGACATATTTACCCGGCGTCAGCGGGATACCGTCCACCGGCTGTTCATCGGTCAGCAGACGAAAATGGCGCTGGGTCTCGCGGTCAGGTTTGAGGAAACGAGGGTCAACCCATTCATAGTCACGCGGCTTCCAGCCGTCATGGGTGTCCCAGAGGATTTCGCAGACCCCCATGCCTTTTCCGAGTCCGTCAAGCAAATCAAACAGCAGCTCAGGTATCTGCGGCTGTTCAATCAGATCGCGTACGGCATCAGCCAGCATCACATCATGTTCATCGTCGCTCGACGCTTCCACTGCCGGAGGGATACCGGCCACGGTCAGCTTACGGGTACGCAACACGCTGGCATAGTGCAGGTCACGCTCTTCCATCTCTTCGGCGAGGATGAAGTAATCAGTGGCATTGCCTTCGGTCACATTACGTAACACCCCGGCCAGTCTGGTCGGGGATAAGGTACTCGCCACGCTGATGCCCGGAGAGGGTCGCCTGACACTGACGCTCCCGGCCCGCGCTTTCGCCTGTTTCATATCCGATTCACTGACGGTGACCGGCTCACCCGTTGAGGGACTCAACAGGCTGCGGATGGCACCGGTAAGTTTTTTTAACATCAGAGCAGTCCTCGCTGATTTTTAAGGCCACGGGTAATGCGCAACTGACGGTGACTGTCGCTGTTGCGCTGCTGTTGGGGTTTGTTAAGCCGGTGCAGTTCGTAACGCTGGCAGTCTTCTTTGCTGGCGAGAAAGGCAAGGAAGATCGCATACGCGCTGTCGCCGTGACGCTTGTGGCCATCGCTGCCGGTGTTCTCCCGGTCATCAATACCCGGCACCCCGCGCTGAACGACAATCTGCCCGAGGTCGCTGATAACGTCCTCGTGTTTAGGCAACACCAGCTCATCATCCTCAAACGCCGCCTTGAAGCGCGGCATGTTCTCGCGGTAGTGGGCGACGGAAGGCATGACCACCTCCACCTCTGCGCCGTACTTCTCCGCCGCCTGTTCGGCAAGATAGTTACCGTTCCCCCGTCCATCCAACTTGATACCGTCGCGGCGCGGTAGCCTGTCGCAGATAAAGAACAGCGCCTGCTCCTGCTGCTTGTAGGGAACGTTGGCCAACTCGACAAGGAACGGTACGGTACGCGTGGTGTCGTCGTTGACGGTCATCGGCGCAAAGACCGTCAGGTGACCCGACCGCGCGAAGTCCTCGCCGAGACAGTGGCGGAGGTTCTGCGGGAGCGTGTTCAGCACAGGCAGCACCACCTTATCCAGCCACTCCTGCATATCCAGTGCGCGGATGATTTCCGGCATGGCATTGAATTCTGCCGTGCCGGTGAAACGCAGAACGGGACCGGAGCCCCGCGCGGCACGCTCGCGGATGGAGCGGGCCAGATAGGTGCCGCCGCCGTTCTTCGGCTCGCAATAGTATTCCTCGCGGGCGTCTTCTTCAGTGGCGGTATCGCTCAGCAGATTCGCCAGCCACTCCGCTTCGGCATCTGGTGACCACGGCTTTTTCGTCACCTGGCAGATACGACGATACAACCCCTCGCTGATGGCCAGCTCAATATCAATACGGTGAACGGAGTACCGTTTTTTGCCCGCACGGCTGTCGGTGATGATGGTATTGAACAGGTTTTCAATGCCGTTATGGGTGGAGATCAAGCGGACCTTAGAGCCCCACATGGTCAGCGCCAGCGCCGCTTTCAGTACGGCAGCGAGGTCTTTCTGGAATGCTGCTTCATCGATGATGACGTTACCCTGCATACCGCGCAGGTTTGAGGGGTTGGACGACAGCGCCTTGATTTTGAAGCCGCTGGCAAAGTTGATGACGTAAACCAGTATGTCCTTGTCGTCATCCTTCAGCGCTTCCTCGCCAATCGCTGAGGCCGCGAGATTGTACGCCTTCGCCCACATAGCGCAGGCGTCGATAAACTCACGCGCCATGTCTTTGGTGGTGCCGACATAGAAGGTGTCGGTTCCCCCGGCTTCCGGTGACATTGACCCGCTGAGCGCCGCCTCGGCGGCTTCCGCCCACGTCAGGCCGGTACGACGGGATTTCTCGGCAATCTTGAGCTGGGACGTGTCCGCAATCCACCGGCGCTGATACGGCAGCAGCACCTGATCCGCGTCGAACTCGCCCGCCAGAATGGCGCTGGCGGACTGATTACGTAACTGTTCCTGCGATGACAATGGTCCGGCCATCATACGATCCCCAGAATCTGGCGACGGATATCAGCGGCGGTTTCCGCAGAAAGCCCGGCGCTTTTGGTGATTTTCTCCGCCTGCGCGGCGGCTTCTTCGGCGAAGGCCTGGCGGATCTCTTTCTCGCGCTTGTGGCTGGCCATCGCAGCGGCTTCGAGGCGCTGAGCAACCAGCGCCAGCTGGCCGAGGGCCTTCGGCTCAACCGGGCCTTCTTCTTCAGCGAGTGACATCGACGTTTCGAATGCCAGCGTTTTCACAAACTCCATCAACAATTTGCCGACGTCAGACGTCGGCGCAGAACCCAGCTTCGCGGCCCAGATTTCGGCCATTTCGCGGGAGGCGCGAATTTTGGCTCCGAACTCTTCCATACGGCTGGCGTAGCGGTTCAGGCCCGTGCGGCTCAGCTTCATGTCCTCCGGCAGGTTGTGGCTGTCGATAAGCTCATTAATCGCTTCGCGGATTTCTTCCTGGGTATGACGTTTCTCACGCAGCATCTGGTGCAGTTGATCGCGTACACCATCCGGTAGCAGGTCTATTTTTGAGGGGCGACCACGGGTCGTTTTCTCAACTGCCATGTTTGCTCCTTGCTGCCTTTGCCATCTGAAGCTGGTTTTTCCGCTCTCTGGCGATGGCCCGGCCCAGTGTTTCGAATGCCCGTTTGAACTCCGGATTTTTGTTCAGAAACGTGTTGGTAAAGCTATCTGGGGAGCTGCGGTCATAAGGTTTTCCGGTCTCTTTCCCGCTGAACGGCGCGATAACCTGAGACTCAATCTCTGAGCAAACCATCACTGCGGCCAGTTGATAAAAAATACGCCGCTGTGCTTCGGTGTAAGGTTTAGTTTTAGCCATCATTACCCCCTCGCGCGGGGCTTTTTCACCCCCGGAACTGTGGCCAGACCGCTGGCGACGTCATCACCGCGACCGGTGATTTCAGCCACATAACAGCCGGAAACATCCGTCAGACTGACCAGACCCTGCTCACGCAACCACGCCAGATGCGTGCGCACGGTATCGCGGGAAACGCGATGGCCATAAGTCTGCAGGCACGTCTGCAGAATCGACTCGTTGGCGCTGTCACCGCATTCGACAAGGGATCGCAGAATAACCAGGCGCTGGTCCTGGTCGAGAATGTCACGCATAGTCACCTCTTATTTTTCCTTCAGCTCGTTTTCCAGAAGCAGATCGCTGACGTGTTTT